ACTTCAGATATCGATTCCGATTCCGATAGTGATACAAGCGATAATAACTCGGTTGATGGTGTAGACAATGTACAGGAAGATTATACTGCACCCTCGAATGAAAATACAAATGCTTCACTGCCCATTAATTATAAAAACGAGTCTGTCGCTACCCTTAGAAATTTAGCAGAACAAAAAAATTTCATTCCAAAAGGTTCAAAACCCACAAAAAAAGAACTTCTACAGATATTTGAAAATGGTGTTGAAAAAAATGAATAAAATAGATAGAAAACAATGTTGAAAATTTATATATAATCTTATTATATTATATATATAATGTCTTGGGGTACATGTTATTCTGGCTCAAATAATATTCATTTTAATTATCCACCCATCATGTCAGATGGACGCAATTTTGCAAAGTGGCAACCTGGTGCTGCTATTAATGCAGAAATTAGAAATGAAAACAACATCAAAACTAACGCGAATTACAGACAATATTTAACACAAAATGCTGATGAAATCATTAAATCTAACCAACTTGAAGCATGTGACCAATGTGGTTACTGTCCTATCAATTCCGCTGCAGATAACTCTACTTCTTCTGCCAATACACCATTTTTATACAGTAATTGTCTTGAAAAATCACAACCATATGGATACAACGATAGTGACTTAAAAAATCTTTACTTATCTCGTAACGAATTACAGTGCAGAATGGTCGCTCCTATTCTTACACAAGAACAATACTTACACCAAAAAATTCCTAATCCTAATTAAGAAAATTATAGAAAAATAAATTTTTATGTTTTAAGCACATTTGAACATAAAAATTAAATTACTTATTCATCTATGTTATGATGAATAATACTATCAATATTTTAAGTATCGACGTAGGTATTAAAAATTTGGCCCTATGTTTATTTTCCATTCATAAGGGAGACAAACAAAAATATGAGATTGCAAAATGGGATGTATTGAATTTGTGTAAAGAAGACAATTTCATGTGTACGAACATTGCCTGTAACAAAAAAGCATTATATTGTAAACACGATTCCTTTTTCTGTAAAAAACATACATCTGATACTTCTTATAATATATTACCATCTCCACTAGAAGCCAAAAATATTAAAAATGTCAAGGTCGATGAATTAAAAAAACGATTTATTGAATATGATATTCCGTTTGAAAAGAAAAATAGTAAAATTATATTACTTGAACTGTTAGAAACGGAAATCGCAAATAAATATTTAGAAATCGCAAATAAGGCAAAAAAAGCAGCCGACTTTGATTTAATACAAATCGGTATTCATTTAACTGACATTTTAGACGATTATTTACAAGAAAATACAGTCGATGTTGTTTTAATTGAAAATCAGATTAGTCCTTTAGCAAGTCGTATGAAAACTCTACAAGGAATGCTTGCGCAATACTTTATCATACGCAAAACACACAATATTAAATTTATATCTGCAGCCAATAAACTTAAATATTTCATGCATAAATCATCTACCACCTATAACGAAAGAAAAAAATTCGGTATTGAAATTACGCAACAAATCCTCAGTGATAATATACAATTTCACCCTTATGAAAATTATTTATATAAAAATAAGAAGAAGGATGATTTAGCAGATTGCTTTTTACAAGGTATGTGGTATTTAACCGAAGCAAAACTTGTTGATTATATCTATTGAACATCTAGCCCATTTTTACATTCAATGGTTTATTATATATTTAATGCGATTGATTTAAAATTATTTGTTCTATATTTAACATAATGAATAATCCGGAAATTATTGATATTAGTGAATTAGGTAATGATAAACCATTTACATTAAATAAAACCGATTCTTTCTCATTAAATGATTCTAGTTCGCAAAATCAACGCACTTCTGCTTCTTTAGGAGCAGGTATTGAATTGTTGATGAATGATAAAATGAAATCTGATAGTAAGAAGAGTGCTTCCTCTGATATTGACATTAACGATCTAAATGAACTTGAAGATGAATTGAATGATTTATCTGGACCATCTAAAAATTTTAACGACGCACGTAGTGACATCTTTTCTAATCCCATTAAGTTAAACACTATGGATAATGACGATGATGATGATGATATCGCTATGCCTACTGAATCATTAAATATTGGACAGTCTACAGCCAGTGCTGGAGATGAAAATAATAAAACATGGGACGGTTACGGAAAGTTTAATAATGTTCCTATTAATCCCGACGTTAAACAATCTAAAGAACCACAACTTTCCAAAGAAGAAACATTGCGAGAAAAATTCAAGTATCTACAAAAGTTAGAGGCTATTGAGAAAAAGGGGGTTCATTTAACGAAAAAATATTCCATGGAATCATCTTTACTAGAGATGAAAGGAGAGTATGAAAGTCATGTTGAGGAACGCGAAAAAAGTAATAGTGTTAAATTTCAAGGCAAAATGTTGATGGCTATGATTACCGGTGTTGAGTTTTTAAATAACCGTTTTGATCCTTTTGATATTAAATTAGATGGATGGTCTGAACAAATCAATGAAAATATCGAAGATTATGATGATGTATTCGCTGAATTACATGAAAAATACCAATCAAAGGCTTCTATGGCTCCGGAATTAAAACTACTTTTTCAATTGGGTGGTAGTGCTATGATGGTTCATATGACCAATAGTATGTTTAAATCGTCTATGCCTGGCATGGATGATATTATGCGACAAAATCCGGAGTTGATGCAACAATTTACACAAGCCGCTGCTAATTCTATGGGTAATTCTAATCCGGGACTTAGTGGATTTATGAATAATGTTATGCCAAATATGGGTAATCAACAACAGCGACAACCACAACAGCAATCACAGCAACAAACACCATCTAATGTTTCAGCACAAAACTTTATGAATAAAAATGACCCTTATGTCATTCCTAGTGACGGTAGAATGCCTCCACCACCCGTCGCCACTCAAGGTGTTAATGCCGCTCCTCCACCAACACGCCCACAGGCTATCCCTATTTCTAACCGACCCGATTTAAATATGAGTCGCGGGGTTGAAACTCCAGTCGCACCACAAAAATCTAAGCGACCTGAAATGAAGGGACCTAGCGATATTTCTAGCATATTATCCGGCTTAAAGACTAATCACACCGAAATTAATATTCAAAAAAATAACGACGAATCTGGAAGCACTATTAGTATTAGTGACTTGAAAGAAATGCAGAATGAAAAATTACCAACTAAAACCAAACGTCGTCAAAAGAGTGAGAAAAATACAGTTAGTTTAGATATTTAATCCTACTTGTTCAAAAATTATGAAAATCATAAAATATATATATCTTATGATTTTTTACTTAGTGAAGAGCCATCAGTTTCTGCTTCACATCCACCGTCAAATGAGTCGCTTGACATACCTTCTTCACTATTTTATTCCTTATCTTCTCATCATGCTCGATGAACTTTAGACAATTTATTACCATATCATGATAATTTATCTGTGTTGTGTCTGATACTTTTCCCACCATGTATTCATCCTTCCACACTTTTACATTATTTCGCTGTTTTATCGCTAATCGCACCGAACTCTTTTGTATTATTTCATTATTCTCGTCTTTTACCCATTCATCGTTATCGCGCACATATACTGTTTTTCGGCTTGGATCTGTACAATGTATTGGGCGCTCGTAAATTGACATGTCGTCTAGACCCTTGATCAGCATATTTGATATGCTTTCCGATAATCCATGCTTTCTAGTATTATCTAAATCCTGATAAGTTATCGGTAATGATTCAATAAAATCCGATATGTTCATTGCATTTTGACAGTGCTCATTCAAAAACATATTCACGTTGAAGTTATTGGTTTTGTTATTACTATTTGACATCGTATTGTTATTCGTTGTATTCCCTATTTGAGGTAGTATGTTTAACATCTCTTTGTGCATCTCTTGATTTTGTGTCATCAAGGCGATTATTAACTCTTTCATGTCAGACATATCCTCTTTTTTATCTACAATAGATGTAGATATGTGGTCGTTACTTATTGCAACTACGGTATTTTCATTACTGTAGTTGCATTTTTTTTTGTGTCTCCATAGACCTGTTCTATCAGAATATTTTTTTTCACAATGATTGCAAATATATTGTGGTGTATCAATTTGTATAGGACTTTTTAGGGACTTTTGGACCATTTCATTTTTTGTATGTTTTGCTGTCAATAAATGTTTATTATAATCACGTTTGTATAATGTATTATAGTCACAAATATTACAACTATATGATGTATGCTGTTTATTTTCTACATTTTTTGTTGCCAAACCCAACGGATTTGTTGCTAAATCCCAATGATTTGTTGCTATTTCGGTTGATTTTGTTGCCATTACTATAATATAAATCAACAAAAAAACTCCTAAATATAACCGAATTAAATTGGATATTCCTTCCAAAAAAAAAGTATGGTAACAAATTGAATATTCCAAAAAAGGAAATGAGAGCATAATGCTCTAAACGTGTTTTTTAACTATTTTCCAATTCTATTTTGAGATTT